CCCACGACTTCACCGCAGCACGCCGAATCCGGGGGTTCTCGAAGTCGTACTCGATCTCCACGAACGACGGATGCTCCACCGTCACAACCGGCTCACCATCACCGTCACCCCACACGATGACGAACGCGCGACTCGTCGCCAACGTCGTCACGACACCCTGCGAGAACTGCATATCGAACTCGTTGCGCTGCAAGTCATCCCACAGACGCGACCCAGCCCGCTTCGCACCCGTCAACGTCACACCGATCGGCTTCAACCGCTCAGCCTCAGCGTTCACCACCGTGCCGCACCAATTGTCCGAGAACCCCGCATACCGGGCAGCGTTCGCCTTCCGCCACTCCTCAGTGGCGAAGTTCAACGGCTGCTTACCCGAGTAGTAGTCCTCCGCCCGCTCAACATCCGGGCGACGCCCGATCAGACGCGCATAGATCTTGTTCGTCAAAGCCACAGCAGCAGCAACATCCACAGTGGCCTCCTAGTAGTAGACGAGAAACGGTTCCTTCTCCGGCTTCTCCCCGGCAGCGATCGCATCGTTGAGGGCTTCATGGGCCAGCACATCGGACATCAGCAAGTCGATCTTCTGCGTCTCGGACGCCTTGCCGATGATGTAGCGGCGCAACCCTGTCTGCGGGTCCACGGTGCGCATCCGCATCACCGCGTTGCGCATGGACCCTTCCAAATCCGGGTCACCATCCCAGGAGAACGCAGCCTCCGGGTTGTACAAGTCCGTCCGGTACCGCTCGAGCGCGTAGTGCATCTGGTTCAACCGGTTCGTCGCCCACTTCACGAACACCTTCTCACCAAACATCGCGGCAAGCTGGTCGATCTCCGACTCCCACAAGAACGGGTCACAATACACACGGACGAACTCGAACTCGGACCCGATCTCCGACCACGCGGCCATCACCTCAGCGCGCGGCACACGCCCGCCCCAGTCCTGCGGTCGCCAGTAGGCCTTCCGACCCTCCCCATAGATGGGGGTGAATCGGTGCCCGTCCAACGTCGCCAACCTGATCCCGGTGTGGTCGTCGTTGTCGGACCCGTCGAACCCGCCACACACCCGCGTGCGGGGTTTCACCGACACCAGCACCGCAGGGGCCTTGATCTTCGGCAGCTCCAGCCACGCACCAGAGCCCGACACGATCCGGTTCCCGAAAAACCGCTCCGCATCCGCCGGATCTGTCTCCAACAACTCGGCCGCCTCAGCCTCAACAGCCGACACCGACACCCACGGAGACGCCTTGTAGTTGAACTCAAGAATCAGCCGACGCTCGGCCTTCTTCCCGAAATCCAAATGCCTCGGCGGTTCCTGAAAGTCCCGGTTGATGTCCCTCGCCCGCGACTCGAACGTCTGCTGCGCAACCGAATTCTCCGCCGGGTTCCACGCATTCGTCGTCTCAATCGCCCGACCACCCATGCCGGCAAGACCACGCCGCTGAGTCCTCGCGAGCTTATGCCCGCCATTCGACTCCAACCACAACCCGGTCTCATCCTGCGGGGCGAACGTCACACGCTGCCCCAGACGGGTACTCGCCTTCGACGTGACCGCATCAATACGGCCCCCACCCGGAAGCCGAATGAACTCCTCACCCGTCTTCGGAATCAACTCCGACAACGGGCCAAGATCAATCATCGGCCGCAGCGCGTCATAGGTGTTAACCGTCTGATCCTCAGACGTGGCCGTGATCTGAATCAGCGGCGTCGACCACGGCCGCCCCATCGGCTCACCCGGGGCATACTCGTACACAAACCCGCACCCGCAACCAAAATCACGGCAGTCATACACCTCACCGCCGACAGCACGCCCGAACGGCACCACCGGCCCCACAGCCTCAGCACACGTGAACGCCGCCACCAACGGCGACTTACCCCACTTCTGCGCCCGAACAAGCTGCGACCGGCGAAACGCGAAACCATCAACCGGCTTCACAATCCGAGACAGATCAACCTTCGGCTTCACCCGGTAATGGGTCACCACAAACGCGAACTGCTCATCCCCAAGAAGAAACGGCTCACCCCGACCATCCCCATCCGGGATCACACAATGAGCCTCAATCCACGCCGGCACAACGCCAAGCGTGTCAACGACCTCCACTCACGGCTCCAAGCCGCGAACGAACCGACGACGCGGCCGACACAGACACCGCAGCTCGCCTATCCGCAAGCTCATCAGCAGCGAACTTCCACCGCAACTGATGCATCCCCGGCAACGACAGACCGATCTCAGCAGCCATCCTCAGCACGGCAGTCTTCAGACCCGCTGAAGCCTCGGGCTCAACGGACTCCAGGAAGGCTCGCACGTACGCACCAACCTCGAACTCAAGCCCGAGCTTCGCCCACATCACCGCCTGCGGCTTCCGCCACAACTTCCCCCACAACTCGCCCTCAGCGACGGTCATCCCATCGAGCGGGAAGTCAGGGACCGCACCCGCGTATCCCTCTGACGGCAACGTGATCCACGCCGCGTCGTCCTTCCGATCGCGACGAAGCGCATTCGGATCAGGCGCCGGACCAGAACGAGAACGAGCACCACCAGAAGGCACAGAAACCATCTCCAACCGCATCACGCGGGGCAGCATCACGCCACCACAGGAACGAACAACAGAAACGCTTGAACCCGGCCGACGTTTTTTCTGCCTCCCCGGCGGCCCTTTGTGCGCGCCCGGTTACCCCCCCTGCCCCTGGTGGTTCCGAATGGTTATTCGATGTCCTCGGGGTCGGGTCAGGCTGAGGTGTACTGGTTCGCGCCTGTGCCGTCGAAGACGGCGTGACATGGTGCGCAGCGCGGTTCGTAGTGCGACGTGTCCAGGCTGTAGGGCTGGCCTGTTGGTGACAGGCGCTCGTTGGGGTCGGTGTGCATGTATGACCAGTGTTGTGCGCGCTCACCGCAGTCCACACAGGATCGCTCGCTTGCTCGTCCACGATCAGATTGGATACGCCCATGAGCTGCCCGGTATCCAGCTTCCGCCTTACGGGGGTCGAGCAGGATGGTGGGGTCGCCGTGCCGTCGTGCTCGGTAGTAGTGCATCTCGCAGAGATCGTTTGAACGTGAGCGCGGCATGTTCATGCAATATTCGACGCGGCATTCGGTGTTGTCGGGTCGCTCGTGTCGCGGGTCGCCATGGTTGCGCCAGCGGAGATAGTGCTTGGTGCACATCACGTGTCCGTGCACTCGCGCGCCGCACCCGTCGATGGCGCAGAAGAGGCGCTGGCGTCGGCGGTCAGCGGTTGGGTCGCTGTACTTCCTGAACTTCCGATAGTGCTTCTCGCAGTAACCGCGGGCGACGTGTGCGCTCTCGCATCCGGCGACTGCGCACGTACGATTGGGGGTAGTCATCATCTGCCTCCTGTGCAGGTGGTGCCAGGCCCGGCGAGTGTTGGTAGCACTCGTTCGGGCCGTTCTAGTTGCGGCGGTTCCAGCCGCCTTCTTGTCCGGGCGTGAGGGCGGTGGCGCGTGAATGGCACGACCAGCACAACCCGCGGCCGTGTTGGGGGTCGTTGGGGTTGAGGCCGAGTTCGATGAGGTCGCGTCTGCTTACCGGGTAGTGGTCTGCGACGGTGGAGGGGCGCAGGTTGCAGAGGACGCAGATGGGGTCGCGTGTGATGACGGTTGTGCGGAAGGTTTGGTGGCCTTTGGTGTTGTAGCCGCGTGAGCCTCGTGCTCTGCGTGCTGCCTTCCGGTGTTCGGGGCAGCGGGGTTGGTCAGTGAGTGTGGGGCATCCTGGGACGTTGCAAACCTTCATGGGGTCTCCAGGCTGTGCGTCCGGGTTGTCGTCGATCTCGGTTCTCGATGCTTGGCCCGTCTTGGTGGTCGACGAGTGAGGGGATCGTGTACAGCACGGGTCGACGGGTGGGCTTCCACGCGTGGGTGATCATTTCGTCTGCGGCGAACCGTGTTGCTCGGTAGTTGAGCTGCGGGATCTTCGCGCAGGGGATCGCGTATGCGACGGCGTGGAGGAGCGACGGGTGTGTGATGTGGTCGCGTCCTTCACGGTCTGCCTGCTCGAGCCAGCCTGGGATGAGGCGTTGGTGGTGTCTGCTGTCATGTCCGAGGTAGAAGGACGTGAGGTCTTCGGGGTGTTGGTCGATGAAGTCTGTTGCGAGGGCGATGAACCCCGGGACGGGTATTGCGTCGTCCTCGAGGACGATGAGGTGACCGTCCTGCGCTGCACCCCAGTTGAGTGCGCGAAGGTGGTTCCAGGTTGAGCCCAGGGTGAGCCGGTCGAGGAACAGGGCGGCGTGCAGGCTGTCGGCAAGGTCGACGGCTTGTGCCTCACGGCTGGTGTGCCCGATGACAGCTACATGGATCATGCTGCGGTGCGGTTGCCGTTGATGAGGGTTTCGAGTGTGCGGCGTCGGGCTGCTTGATGGTACAGGGCTAGGTGTTTCCGCCAGGGTCCGCGCATGTTGCGGTCTGCGGTGTGGTTGAACGCGTACACGGTGCCTGGGATGCGGTGCGTTGTGGACAGGTGCGAGGCGACCAGGTGAAACGCTGTATCGTCTCCGCCCCATCCTTGGAATCGTTCGTCGAATCCGCCAAGCCGCCAGTAGTCGGTCCTGCGGATGATGAACAGGCCGCCGACGCTGTGCTGGTAAACCTGTTCGGCCGGTGCTTCATGCAGGTCGTCGCCGGGTGTGACCGTGGCGGACAGGTAGTGGTATGTCGTGAACGGGTACCAGACGCCGCCGTGGCGTCGGCATGCGTAGATCGCGGTTTGTACGGCGTTCATGTCGGGAACAGTGTCCGCGTCAGCGACAACAACCACATCGGTGGTCGCCTGCTCTACGGCGCTGTTTCGGGCTCGAGACAAGTTGAACGGCCTGTCAGGTGAACTGTCACCCAGAATGACATTGAAGCCGGCGTTGCGCCATAGGGCGGTCACATGCTGAAACGCTGCTACCCGGTCCGGTTGGGACCGCCATGGCACACAAACGTCAATAGCCTCGGCCGGTGCGTTTGCCGTCATGCCGAACCTTGATCCCTTCCAGGTAGCCGAACCGCCACCCTTGGTCCCGCAGACGGTCGCGCATCAGATCCTCAGACCAGTCACCGACCGGCCACCCTTCAGCGGCAATGCCGGGACGCCACACGGCAGGGTTCATGGTCCATGTGCCGCGTTGTGACCATCCGTAGGGTTCTTTGCGGAGGTCGACGAACTCGGGTCCGAGACGTGCGACGAGGCCTTCGAGCAGGCCGCCGTGCTTGAGTTCGATGGGGAACACGGGGCCACGCAGCAACGCGATCTGTGCCAGGTTGGGATGCTCGTGGAGGACGGTCATCATGTCGTTCAGGTCGACGGGGGAGATGAACTCGAAGTCTTCCTCAACGAACATCGCCGGCTCGGTTCCGATGACCTGGCACACGGCTTGCATGGCCGCGTTGTATCCGGTCGCGTGGGTTTCGACTACCTCACCGAACTGTGTCAACCAGTGGGCGTTCTCTGCGCTTCCGGAGTCGTCAACGAACACGATCCGGTCCACACCGGTTACGTGCCGCCTAATCGAAGTGAGGGCCCGTTGAACGTAAGCGCGTTTCCGGTAGGTGCCGACAACGAGAAGCACGATCAACTCCAGTCAGTCG